GCCACCTCCTTTAGGCTGCTACGACGTCGAGAACGTCTCTCATGCGGTTCGTGAACGTGCAGAGCTGGACTGATTCCCGCTGCCGCATTGCCATCTCTTCTCGCTCGCCCTCATGCGCCAGGTAGTAGCGGATCAGCTCGCCGAGCTCCGCCGGCGTGCGGAAGGTCGGCACGCTGTCGCCGAACACCTCTCGCAACTCCGGCCGCTCATCGGAGAGCTGGAACACACCGCAGGCCGCCAGTTCGTAGCTCCGCGGCCCGATCGAATATGCCGAGTCTGGCGCGATGATTCCCTTCTCCCAGTAAGCCTTGTCCTGCCGGTGCAACTGTAGGCCGATACGCGAGCGCTGGTAGAGCGCAACCGTCTCGGCGTTGTTGACGATGCGGAACTCCAGCCAGCGCCGGATCGGTGCGCGGGCAGGTGTCTTCGGCCAGTAGCCGAGGAACTTCGGGTTGATCCCGTCCCAGTCGACCTTCTCGAAGAAGCGGCGCCGCGTCGGAAAACCGGTGCCGATGAACATGACGTCGAACTCTTTCGGCGCGTCGCCGTCGGGATGATGACGCTCCGGGTCGAAAGCGTGGGGCAGGTAGAAGGTGCGCGGGTTCGTCTGGCGCCAGAGCGGCAGGCTCACCTTGTCGTTGATGAAGCAGAAGTCATAGAGCGGAGCCAATTTGGTCCATCTCTCGTCTTCATACGGGCACTCGGACATATAGCCGGCAGTGCGAATCCCATCGTGCTTGAGCAGCCGCGGGATTAGCGCATGGACAAGCAGGGGCGAGTTGAACCAGACCAGATCGACCTCGAGCGCCCGCGCCGTGACGTAGATGCTCTCGCCGGCCGAGATGTAGACCTTCTCGGGGGCAGTGGCGAGCGTCTTGTTGTTGCGCTTGCACCAGCGCCAGAACTCGTTGAAGAGGTTCAGCCGCTCGCCGTAGTCGAACTCATAGACCTTCGCGCCGTTGGCGCGTAGCCCTGCGACCTGTCCCTTGTAGACGTCCCAAACTGAAAAACGGGCGGGTGGGCTGACGGCGAGTATCTTCATGCCATCCTCTCCAGATAGCCGCGCGGCGCACAGGTGAAACCGAACCTGGCCTCCATCTCGCTGTCTAGTCGGTAGTCATCGGGGTGACGTTGGAAGTATTCGGCGACAGCCTCCCATGGACCCGGACCCCAACTGGACATGACAGGGTGGCCGTTGAGGTTCGAGTCCTCGACCACGAGGTAGTCCCCAGCGACCAGGACACCGCGCAGCAGCTCCATCTCTGCCAGGACGTGTGCCATTGAATGGTCGCTGTCCAGAATGGCGAACACTGGCCCGGGGTGTAGCGCTCGTAGCTTTTTGATCTCTTTCGCCACGGCGGGGAGAGCGGAGTCAGAACGATAGAATTGAATCAGCGGGTGCTGCCTCACGACATCATCAACCTGATCCTCATCCTCGATGTCAACGGTGAATACTAGGCCGTCAGGGTTCACCGCTCGCATGAGTTCGGCGAAGTAGAGGGCGCTGCCCCCGTTCTTGGTCCCGAACTCAACCACTAGGCCCGGCCGGAGCTGGGCGATGATCTCCTGATAATTCCAGAGATCCGACACGAACTTCTCGATATGGACGCCGAGGTAGGTTGTCAGCCAGGCTCCGGCGTCGTAATACCAGCGATGATAGGCTTCGGTTACTTCGTTCACGGCATTACCTCATTCTGACTGCGCCGCGCAGCGGAAATTGACGTCGGCCTGGAACGCCCCGGGTTTGTCCTGCACCGCGCCGTAAGCGCCGACAAAGGTGAACTGCGTGTCGTCTACGGCCCCGTCCAGAGTCGCGTCGCCGTAGACCGCAGCGACGACGCTCTTCTCCCCTACTGGCCACAGGTAAGCATCGAGGGCCTCTTGCGCATCGGTGCTCCTGCCCCGGAAGCAGCGGACGACCACGCGCACGTTTACGCTGAACAGGCCGTCAGCCGATTGCGGCTCGAACAGCGGCTCGCCGGGAAGCACAACCGCCACGTCCTTGTCCGGGAGGGAGTCGGGCATGACGTCGTGAGCCGTGAGACCGTCGATAGTTGCCAGTCGCGTCTTGAAGCCGTCGCGTATCGTTGCCCAGGTCATCCCGTCGCCTTCCCTAGTTCAGTGTGTAGGCGATATCGAGGCTTGCCCCCGTGCCGGCTATCGACTCCACCAGCAGCGCGACAGCATCGTTACCCCTGACCTCCACCCGGAGGCGCTGTCGCAGCGCTCCATAGGTGGCCGCAGCGCCGCCGAACGTCAGGGGCACCGGCGTATCCGCGTGATAGGTGCTGGACAGCGCGTTGTAGAAGAACGGGACGACCACGAGCGCAGGGCTTTGAGCGTCGCCGGTGATCGTCAGGCTGAGGTCAAGGTCGCAATACTGGTGGATCTCCTCATAGCCCGTCGTGATCTCAGGGGAGCAGTCGATGACCTCTGTGGGTATGGCATAGGCGACGTTGACGGCGGCCGTGGTAGCCGCCTGGAGGCCCGTGCCGGGCACCTCTACGTCGACCGCGCCCGCCGTCCCGCCGGCGCCAGGCACGCCGACAGCGGTGATCTTGATCCCGCTCGCCCGTTGTGCTTCCGTGATCCGCCCGACCCACTTGGGGTCTGCGTCGACCGAGCAGTAGATATCGTAGTGCGTCGCGCCAACCACGGCGGCGAAGGCGGCCCTCGCGGTCAGGTTCGAGGTCTCCGTCGTGACGGTGGCGTTGCCCGCCTTCGCGGTCGTCCGTCCGTAGGCGTTGACGGCCACCACCTTAAGGTAGTAGGTGTTCGCTCCGCAGCTACCGCCCGCCTGCTTGGTGCAGGTGACGGTGCCGGGTGCGGCCAAGACATCGGGCGACGTGATGCCCGAACGGTAAGCAGTCGGTGTTCTCACGGCTCTATCCCCTTTCCCGCGCTACTTGCGCCACTCACTTTCCATGCTTGCTACCGCCTGTGATACCAGTCGCGGCAGCGCAGTGCGGCCAGCCTCCGTCGCCTTCTTCATGAAGAAGCGCCCCTTGATACCGCGCCGGGCGATGGAGCGAGCGAGGACGAACAGCATCCCGGCAGATGTGCCGAAGCCGTGGCGCCGGGCCCAGCCCGCGAGTGCCTGCGGCGGGGGCATCCGTCCGCCTGGATGCCGGCCGTGCTCCATGACCGGAGCGTATTGGAGGCCGGTGAAGACGCGGGCCATCATCGGCTGGACGTCCCGCATGATGCTTCGCCCCAGCGCGCCGGTGTCCCGGGGAGTGCCCGATCGCGCCTCGCGCTGAACCAGAAGAGCGAGGTCGGAGATCAACTTCCCGATCGGGCGAAGGATGATCTGCTTGTTGCCCAGCTTGCGCGTGAGCGCCTCCATGCCCTCGACCTTGATGACCAGCGGATCGGCCGTCATAGCGAAATCTTCCCGTAGTGCCTGATGAGCTCGTTGATGATGGCGTTCGCCTGCTTTGAAGTGCCGAGCAGCTCGCCTACGTCGGAGACCATCGTCTTCGCTCTCGGGGTCTCCAGGCGCAGGATGGCCGTCAGGTGGATGCAGCCGCGCTCGATCGCCTTCGGAACCGCCGGCCAGCCCCACTTCGCGGCGATCTTCACCAGCCGCGCCGGGAGCCAGTTCAGGTCCTGGGTCGTCCAGTCGGGGATAAAGAGAGCGGTGTAGGGTTTGGGCTCCGGGCCCAGGAGGGCGTTCATGGGCCAGACCACGAAGTCAGTCCCCAGCGTATAGGTGGCTTCGCAGACCCCGTCCGCGTCCTCGTCGATCTTGACGCTCGTGGGGGCTGCCGACATATCGTCGACGTGGAGGAAGCGCTCGCCCCGACAGAGCTTCCAAGGGTTCTCGGCCTCGGGGAGGAGGGTGCCGGAGTGGGAGGTGTAGAACTGCCGCGTCACGTCGGCGGCGTCCTTCGTGAAGAACCGTCCCAGTTGCTTCTCCATGTAGCGGCTGATAGCCGTCAGGTCGACGAGGACGTCGTCATCTGACTCTGAGGTGTCGATAGTGGTAGTAGTGCGGTATTGCTCCGCCGTGGCGTATGCGTCAGTGACGGCAGCAGCCATAGTCGCCCCCCCTCTCTGCACAGGCAACGAGTACAGAGGCGTTTGAACTTATTCAGTTGCCAGTGAGCAGACCGGATGTCCCGGACGCGGTAGGCCGTCGGACCCGAAGCAACACCCGCAACTGTTGCAGTGAGCACAGCCCGCCTTCGACCCGTTGGGGTCATGCAGAAAGAGCTTGCTGCCGCAGTGCGGACACTTCTTGGCCCTCTCAGGCTTCGGCTCGGGCTCCGCAGTGGTCTCCGGCTCGGGCTCAGTCTCCGCCGGAGCGGTCTCCTCCTCCGTCTCGGGTGGCTTCTCATCCCTCACTGGCTTCACCCCTTTGTCTTCAGGCGGGCCGTGAACCGCCTTGCTCACGGCCCGCCTCTTGTTCTTTTTGACCATCGCTAGTTCGCGAGCACCTTGATCAGCTCGGTGAGCGTCTGCGTCGGTGGCGTCCGCCCGGTGCGCCGGTAGCGGACCGAGGTAGCACCGGCGATGACGGCAGCGGTGGCCTGCGTCAGGACGAGACGGGCGTAGCGCTCGCCCGGCCGCCAGACATCGATGGCGTAGGTCTTGCCGCCACCGGCGGCGGCTAGGATCTGCGTCAGGGCAGCGCCGGCGATGTCGGCCGGCGTCGCGAAGTTGCTGACGCTGTCCGACTGCACCTTCCCGTCGAGGGTGGCGGTCGCAGTCATCGCCCCGACGTGCACGAGGAAGAGCACGCCGTCCCAGCCATTCATGTCGACGCCCACCCCGTTAGTGGCACCGGTGAGCGAGGCCGGAGCGATCTCAAGCAGGACTGCCATGCTTTCACCTGGACTCTGGTGTCCCATCGTTTACTCCTTCGCCCTGTTACCGCCTGGGCGCGAGGCTGCTATTCGCTGTCGGCGCTCGCCCTGCGAGCTGCTACACGACCCCGATTCGGATGGCGTCCTCGTTCCAGAGGGCTCCGCCGACGCGCTCAAACAGGATGATTCCCGTCTGGTCGGTGTCGGCGAACCGCTCGCGCAGCACGACGGTCGTGATCTGGGCGCGCTGGGCGATGACGTAGGCCGAGATGTCGCCGAACACCAGCACCTTGTTGGTGTCGGTGCCGTCGGTCGGCATGAACTCGGAATTGTAGACCGGGTAGCTCAGCAGGTCCGGCGGCGCGCCGGCGAAACCGCTGCCGCTCAATGGGGGCCACATGAAGCGACCCGAGGCGTCAACCAGCTTGCGGATCGCGCCCTCGATCGAGCGCTTCATCAGCCAGCTCGCGCCCTGCGCGTATTGGCTGGGAAGCGTGTAAGCGAGGGTGATCAGCTTGGGCGCTGTGCCTGTCGCTGCTGTGGTGTTGAGGACGTAGTTGGCCGTCGAGCCCTCCACGTCGACCGTGGTGGCGCCGCCGTTCAGGATGCCCTGCGGCTGAAGGGCATCGCCGGTGCCGTTGATGAAGCCGTCGTCCTCGACCAGAGCCATGTTCTCAGCGCCGTTCTGGGCCAGGAACGCGAGGACGTTGGCAACGGCGTCGGACAGGAAGTCGTTGCTCAGCTTCGTCGCTACCCGGAGCTTCTTGACGCTGACTTCGAACATCCCGAACGCGGGGTCGGTTTCAGCGAAGGCCGGCGTCTCGCCCACCCAGCCGCCGACGAAGCCGGACGAGTAGATCGAGCCGCTGGTGGCGTGAGCCGCGACCCTCGGGAAGCGCAGGGCGTCGCGGGAGGTCGTGACCACGCGGGCTAGACGGCGCATGATCGCCCTCTGCGCCACGCGCACTAGGATCTCCGCCTGCACGTCGGGCGGAACCAGGAAGCCGCCGCCGACGTCGCTGCCTTCCGAGAGCGCCTTCTGCTCTTCGCCGGTCATCATGGCGAAGGCCATGCTCTCGCTGCGGTAGCGGGTGCAGTTCCGCAGGAGCTTCTCGTATGCCTTCCGATACGTCGGCTGGAAGGCCGCGCGGGTCATGCGGAAGAAGTTGGCGGCCTGCTCGTCGTCGGTCGGGATCGGGCCGAACAGGACCTCCTCGCCGAACATCTCGACCGTCTTACCGAGCGAGGTGGGGGCGAGAACGATGCCGTTCTTGCACTCCCAGCCCATGTCGGTCAGGATCTTCCGACTGTCCTTGTCGTCGTTGACGGGGTGCGGCACGCTTCCCGCCGGCCGGTTGAGGAAGTCGTGAATGAGCGCCATGTCCTTCGTGCGGGACTGACCGCGTTCCTCCTCGATCTTCCCCTTCAGCTCGAGCCCCTTGGCGTGGAGCGAGTCGAGTTCCGTCGACTGCTCCGCCGTGGGGCTCTCCTTGCCGATCTCGTTAACGAGAGCGGCGTACTTGGTCGTGACTGCTTCCAGTTCGTGTACTAGGATACTCATGGTTAGCTAGTCCTCCTTTGCTTCCGCCAATGCAGCGGTCAGCTCGTTTAGGCCCTCTTGCCTAGCCTGCTTGCCGTTGTCGCCGGCCCGTGGCTGCGGTTCGCCAGCCAGCAGGCCCTCCAGCCCCAGGATTGTGGAGCGGATACCCTTCTCGGTGGCTTCGGTCATGGCGAAGCCGTCCTTGATGTCGAGGCCCAACTCGGACATGGCCTCGTGCTCGCGCTGGACCTGTAGAGCCAGGTCGGTGACGGCCTGGGCCGTGTCGAGCAGGTAGAGGTCGAGGGACGGCTCCAGCGCCTTCGTCAGGTCAGGATGATCGCTGACCCACTTCTTGGCGGTCGCCATCGTCCAGCCGTCGTCTTTGGGGAACCGGAGTGATTGGAGCGTCGTCGTGCTTTCGCCCTTCAGCTTGGCGACGACCCCGAAGACGCGGGGCTTTTTCTTCTGGAGGGTGATGCGCCGGAACGAGTCCTTCTGGAACTCGCCGGCATCGCGGAGGGAGTGGCCGATCTCATTGTCAGTCTCCTCCCACACCTTCGCCTCGGTGTCGTCAGAAGCCGGTGCCCCCTTCACCGCGATCGTGCGCGTCCCGCGGGCGGCACCGACCAGGACGGGGGATGCCTCGAAGAGCTCGATGCCCTTGATGACGCGCACCTGTTGCTCACCGCGTTTCTCCCATTCGGACTCTGTGGTGTGGAAGCCGATGGACCACTCCTGGAGCTTGCCCATCGCCTTCACCTTCTTGAAGGCTTCCTGGCCGTCGGCGGTCTCCATAAAGAACTCGCCGGTGAAGCGAGCCTGCCGGGGAGTGACGGAGACGCTGCCCTTGCCGATCCAGCCGCGGATGCTCCAGTCGTGGGCACCGACCATCGGGATCTCTTTGCCGTTGCTGGCGGTGAAAGCCTGGACCGTCATGACGTCGCCATCGCGGTCGACGACGCCGAAGGTGGAGATGATTGCCTCTACCTTGCCTTCGTCGACGATCTTGAGTTCGATGGACTTGTGTTCGAGGTTGTCGGGGAGTGAAGTGTCGAGGGGCGGGTCTGCTGTTTGAAGCTCAGGCATAAAACAAAGCCCCCGCGCCTGAGGCCCGATCCTGGCGCAAGGGCCGTTATGCCTGGTCCGTTAAGTGGGACCGCTTATTCGGTTGAGTTAACGATACATGGGTCTGAACGCTTTGTCAATAGCCTGCGTGACCGGCTGGCATAGATCAGTTCGCAGCCGCAGTCGCGGCAGACGACCCGGCCGTAGTCGGTGACCTCCGCCTGCCAGCGCCCGCACTCAGGGCAGCGAAGGTCAACGGGCTTGGAAGAGGTTTGTTGCGCCATCCTCACGCTGCCCGGAGAACCGGAATGGTGACCAGTGAGCAATCAGGGTGAAGCACTTCAGCCCCCTCGCTCATAGGGACTATGTCACCGTTGCGAGCGTCGCACTGCTCGCAGGAGGTGGCACCGCCGCCGTCGATGATCTCCAGTTCCTCGACGCCGGCCTCTCTCCATTCGGAGTGAGCCGCCTCCAGGCTGGCCTCGGCCATCTCCGTGCGGGCGATGCAGTCGGAGCGGTTCGCGTAGGTCTCCTCCACGGTCTCCCGCAGACCCCGGAAGCCGTCAGCCGGTACGCCGCGGGCGATCTGGTAAGTGCCATAGCCGCGCTCGTGGGCGACGGCGAGCATGTCGCGGACCGCCTGACGTGTCGCCTCGTTGATGCGCGTGATCCGCGTGCCGGCCTTAGCGAGCTGCGCCATTACCCGCACGTCGGATGCCGTTGGACCTTGACCGCCCACCAGAGTCGCCGCCAGCGCCCCGGAGTCGAGGATGGCTTGCTCGATGAAGGGCGCCAGCGTCTTCCAAAGCAGCGCGTCCTCCTCCGGCGGGATGAGCGCGCCCGGCGGACTCTGCTTCCGGAAATAAGTCTTCTCGCCCGTGAACCGAGCTACCGCGCGCGCTGCCTGGCCGGTGAAGAAGAGGTCGAGATCGGGCTTCATACGACGCGCCAGTCGGTCGCGGATGTGGCGCATCCGGGCCGCGAAGACGGCCGCGTTGAGGCGCTTAGTCGAGACGGTGATGAAGGTCGTCAGCATTACCCGCTCTTCGTCGCCATGAACACGCGAACCTCACCGCTGGCCGTGTGATCGCGATGCAGGACCACCGCCTCCGGCACCATCAGCCCGTGGCCGCAGTGCGGGCACCAGAGATGCGCGCGCTCGTCTACAAAGTCGCACTCCCGGCAGACGTACATCGTGCCG